CTTCATTGCAAACAGGTTATTAAGGTAGTCATACTGATACTGCGTAGCAGTAATGATACCTTCTTCGTCGGTAACATAGAATTTATAAGCAGCTCCAGTAATTACTACAGAGCGAATATATTTATTGGGGAAGTAGTTGTAATCCAAGCTACGATCTACTTCTGAGAACGCAGGATAACATGCGTTGAGTTCTCTGTTTATATCGTCAATTGTTTCGTCAAGAAACAATACCATTTCTTCAAAGGTGAGTTGCTCACCAGCAAGCTTAGCGTTTACACCGCTAACGATATCGTTAATATACATAAGCACCTCTATTAAAAAAGGACGGCTATTTGTCAGCCGTCCTTCTTAATTTAGACAAGCTTCAGTTCGCCAGGAGTTCTTTCATAATTGTTTGCAACGTCAGCCATTCTGTTCTGCTTGGTAAGCATTGCATCAATAGCCATACGCTTGCGTGCGATTTCATCTGCAAACGATCTGGGAACCTCATAGGTGTTGCCATCAACAGGGAAGAAGATGGACACACCATTGATGGTAATGTCAGCTACATTACCAAGATAGGGGCGATACATGGGTGACAGGTACATAGGTACCTTGGGTTCAGCCATGCGTTTGAGCTTCGACTCATGAAGCTGTGAAGCATAGTTAGTAGGCTGCATAGCCTCATGAGCCATTTTATTTACTTGCTGCTGTGCCTGCTGTTTAACAGTCTGTGCCATAAATGGCCTCCTTAGATGTTAACCATGCTAGGAACGCAAATGTAGTCAACAATTGCCTCGGTACGAGCAGAGCCGAAACCGACAGAGTTGATCTTGAAGCCGATGGACTGGCGCTGGTCGATAGGATCGAGAACACCAGAGCTGCCCTTCTCCTTAACGTATACACGGACCTGGTCTTCACCGGACAGACCAGTGCGGATAAGAGCATCCTTACCGACGATGAGCACGTGCTGTGCCTTGAACTCCTTCAGACCTGCGCCTGCTGCACCAGCTGCGGTGTAGGCGTCAAGGTTGAATGCCTTGTGAGCGGGAATCCAGGATGCATCCTCATTGGTGCGGGTATCCTTCACGTAGCCGGCTGCGACATCACCGTAGACCTTTGCGGGCTCACCGGACTTAATGACGGTGTCGGAATCGATGGTGGACAGGGTACCGCTGGAAGAGATCATTCTGCAAGCCTGCTTTGCGTTCTTGACGAACTTACCGTGGGTCGGGACAGTCATTGCCTCGTAGAATTCCATCTCGAACATGGGAACCAGGCGGGTATCGGAATACATGGTAGCCGTGGTCTGGTTGTAGGTCATGTACTTCTCAACGATAGGATCGGAGATCATATCGAAGTAGAACTCGGGAGATGCGATTACATGGAAGCGGCCGTTCTTACGGGGCTTGACGAGCTTCTTCTTCAGATCGAGGATGATCTTACGAAGGTCGTTCATGCAGGGAGTGCAGGTGAGGTCGAGATCCTCGAAGTCGTCACATGCAACGCGAACACCGTTAGCAACCTTGGAAGCGTAGTAGGTGTTTGCCACTGCGAACAGGGATTCCTTTGCGAGCAGGTCGAGAGTCTCCATTGCGACCAGGGAGTACTCCTGGGTGTAATGAGCGATGATGGGATCAACGACCTTAAAGTCGACCTTATCGGTGAACTCCATGTAACGACCATACTGATTGGCAGTGATCTCATACTTCTCGACCGAGCCCTTATCGGACATAGGAGGCACACCTTCGACCAGCGGAGTGGTGTGCGCCTGGAGGGGTGCCCATCTACGGAGCTGCAGCTTGTCTGCCTTATCTCCGATAGGCTGAGTATCTGCCAGACGGAAGTACACATACTGGTCAGCATCCAGACGGATGGTGTCGAGCAGTTGCTTATTATAGAAAACTTCAGGATTGATAACACCGGAACCTGCCTTGTTTGCAAGCTCTACCCAGGTGTTGATATCTGCGGTTGCGTTCAGAAACATGGTGGGATTAGTACTTTGAGACATAAGTCCACTCTCCTAATTGAAATTTGTTTTGCTTACTTAATATTGGCTTTCATCCAGTCAGTAAGCTGTTGCTGTGTGGTAATCTTGTCGCCGTCTTCGCCTGAACTCTTACCTCTTGATTGATCAGGGGTACTACTTTGAGAGGCTGCTTTCGCAGCTCTTGCTTGTTCGGCTGCGACAGCTTTTGCTACAGCATCGTTCATCAGCTCATCGAAATGCATATTGCGGTACTCGGAGATCATGTCTATGTCTGCCGTTACAGGATTTTTACCTGCTTTAATCAGATCCTCAGAGAACTGAAGAAGCTGTTCGTCGGTCAGGCTAAACTTGCTCTGTACATTACGGAATGCATTTTCGACTGCGCTTTTGCGGGTAAGTAGCGTAAACTCTTTATCACGCTCTTCTAGCTGCTGCAGTCTATTGATAAGTTCAACAGGCACATTCTGTGCCTTAGCTGTGTTAGCATTCACTTTCTCTTGCAGTGCGCTAAGCAGCTGATCATCGCCAAGATTCTTCGGATCGATCTCGAGCATCTGAGCGATGTTCTTCAGCATGTTACCATAGCGTTGGTTTTGCTGACGCAGATGAATGAATGCCTGTTGCGCTTTCGCGTCTTTGTTGATTTGAGCGGGAGGCTCATTGGGGTTACCGTCTCCGTCATCGGGATCGCCACCTTCACCAGCAGCACCGCTGTCAGGTTCAGGGTCGACTTCAGGTTCGGGATCAGGTTCAGTTTCGGGATCTGCATTAGGTTCTATACCGAGACCAGCATACAGATCATCCATGGTGGGTTCTACGTTTTCCATTAACTACCTTAGTATTCTCCTTTCACGTCTACAGGCGAATAGACAGGAGGGACAAGACATACACACTTGTTTTATGAGTAGTGGAACTCGGTCTTTACCAATATTTATAATAGCATAAATTGTGTACTATGTCAAGTGATCATAGTGTCGTACTCGTGATAATCTACACGTTTACGTGTACCACATAACGTGATGACAGGAATGGAACCGTACATCTGCGGTGTCAGCTCTTTTCTAACTGCGTAGGATGCGTAATCAAGCAGAGATGGAAGCACTACGATACGGCAACGCTTCCACTTTACCGTACCAGAGTTTAGATCCAAATGCATCTTGTACATAGGTTCTACACTCTGCGCATGCGTGTGTCCGCTGAATGCAACATCAAAGTTCTCGAGCTGTGCAACAAATTTACGATGCTTGTTCTGAGAACTACCGTGTGTTACACAAACGCCGTATGCGACCTGTCTGTCTTTCTTTGCGGAACCAACGCTGATTTTAACAACTGCACAGTCAGGGCGCCACACATCTTCTATACCAAGTGATACGCAAATATCGTATGACGGATCATCATCAACGGAGCGTGCGCTGCGCTCTTCATGGTTGCCAGGTATCCAAGCAAGAATGCGTCCTGCATCTGCGAGCGGTTTAAAAATTTCTGCACATACACGCTTCTGTTGTCTGGGTGGCATAACCTCTTCATAAACATTGGTCTTGCTGTCTTTTATACCGTTGTTTATCATATCGCCAGCTATTATAACATAGCCGTACGGATCATCGAGTACTGTACGCACCCAAGCGCGAAGAGTAGCTAAGCTACTCTCTTTTGCGCCAATATGGGCGTCGGACATGCCGTAGATGTTGATGTGTGTGTAATCGCGCGGAAGGACGTGCTTGATTACAGCGAAGGCATCATACATCTGCAGTACCTCCGGCCATAGCCTGCAGATCGGGGTTAGCACCTGCGACCATCTCAGGCTGGATGCCAGCTCTGGTTTGCTGCAGCTGTTGTGCAGTAGCGAGCATAGATTCTTCAGGAGTCATACCCTGATTTACCAGACCCGCGAAGTTATACAGAACCTGAGAAACCTCTTCAAGAGCATTTTCTCTACGCTGCACACCCATACGTTCGAGCATGAATTCTTTCATGGGGATGTCCTGGAACATCAGCCACTCTTCCTCGGTGATCCAGTTAACGTTATCACCTTGTTCACGATATTGAGCCTGTGCCTGGAGCAGCTCGGTTGCCATAGCTGCGATGCGCTGCTTATTCTTGGGAAGCTCGCTGGATACTGCGATCCTATAGTTGAACAGAGTCTCAGCATCGATATTGGGGAAGTCCACTTCAACGGTCTGATACTCAGCAGTAGTGTTGGGCTTCTTGCGGAAGAACTTACGCTTAGGACAGAACTCAATAAGATTGAGCAGCACCAGTCGAGTAAGGTCTTTGCAGTAACGCTCGTACTGAAGAATCTTGGGCGTATCGATGAGGGTTACACGATTGAGCATCTCTTCGGTGCCACCAGTGGTGATAATGGAACCGGTATCACGTCCTGTATACCTGCCATCGATACCAGAAACAGTCTCAATTCCGTACTGCAACGACTGTCTTACAGTGGGTGCAATCGCTGAAATAGCAGGGTACTGGTGATAATGCACTGCCTTGGTAGCATCACCAGATACAACGAAAGTCTTGTCAGGATCATCACCGTGTTTTGCGAATGCCTGAATGTTCAGCTTGGACTGATCAGAGATAAACTTAGGCGGTCTCTGATTCTTGTATTCTGCGGTAAGCATAAGGCTATCCAGCAGATTGCTTGCAATATTGTTCGCAAAAATCTTTGCGGGCTCTGAGGTACCTATCAGTGCTCCTGCAGGAGGGTTGCTGTACAACAGCGCAAACGGGAAACAGCTAGGCTTGATGTCTTCCTTCATGTACAGGATGGCCTGGTTGTTAACGGTATGCACCTCATTGATCTTATCGCCTTCACGGTACCACCAAACAAACAGCGTGAAGTAGTCCTTCTGTCCAGTCTTTACAATGCCGTCTGGGTTAAGCGTCTGAGTAGGTACTGCACCGTCAGCGCCGCTGGTCTCGTACCATTTCTTGAACGCATCCTTATACTTTGAGTTTGAAAGGAAGTAGTTTTTATCGTAGTCGTCATAGGTTACGCACCACTTAGCTGCATCGAGACTTGCCGCAAAGGGATCACGCATGAAGTGGTCAGGCATTATATTTTTAAATGTAACTTGGCCTTTAACGATGTTAGTTCCATTACCAACGCTCTTGTCTTCGTTCCATCCGACTTGTGTGATACCAAGGTTGCACAGCGCAGCGCGTTCGCCGGCTTGGAACTGGTAGTAACCTACGTCCTGCGTATCCCACAGCGCATCAAGCGCGATGTTGATATTCACGCACAGATCCTTATCTTCATCAGAAGTTGGAACGATCTCAGCGCTCTTGGTCACGCTGTAAATACTGGCAAGCAAGTTACTCTTGATATATGCAACGTAGTTGGTATCAGGAAGGATCTGATACGCTGGATACTTACTTCCGATGGCACGCCATAGTTCACCGCGGTCTGTCATGTCCAGACAGCGCATGCGTCTGAAGTCTCTGCGGTAATTCGTTTTACCGAGGTCGTGCCAGGTTGTAAACTGCGCGAGTAGCTCTTTGTTATTCTGCATCATCATCGTCTCCTACAAACATTCTTTGTATGTCGCGTGCAGCGTCAATCATTTGTTGCTGTTCTTCAAGAAACTTCTTATCTGCTTCTGAAAGTTCATAGGTTTCAGTTTCTTTAACAGGGTTGTCGTGCTTTATGGTTATGGTAATCGGGGCTATCACCAAACCGATTATTACACCGATCAGCATACATATAATATATTCCATTTATCCTCCGAACCTATAGTCTGCGCTATAGTTATTATAAAAATAATTTGTGTCTGCAACAGTAGCAGGTTTAAGGTCGAGTGCTTGCAGCATCCACTCTTCATCGTCTCTGCGTCTCTGCTCTTCAGGATCGTACTCGTACTGAGGCTCCATAAACCGCTCACCTGCAAGGTTGTATGCGCCGTACATAAGCTGGTTAGGATCCTTTGGTAGCTCCATAACTATCCACTCTGCACACACTACCGCGTGGTCGTTCTTATCTTCAGGTTCATCACGCCACGGTTTCGTAGTGCTGGTGGGTTCAGGCTTGAACTTCAGGTCACGTAGCTGCTCAACCAGGTGCGCACAGCTACGCATGATGCGAACTCTACCTGACTCAAGGTAGGTGTTCAGGCGATATACGCGTGCATCTCTGTTTACTGCGCCAGGAATAAAGCTGATGTTGTAGTCGAGAAAGCTGTCAGCCAGCGTTTTCTTGTCATAGTCTCTACGTGGTCCCGATTTCGGGTCTATAATAGGCGCACAAACCATGCCACCTACGGGAATGTCCTTTGCTGCCTCGAAATATAGCGCGGCAAGCTCCTCTACGGACCTATTATTGGCGTATACTTCCTTGTAGAACACCAGTTGATTCTCTTTTTCGTTAATTGCAGCGAACAAAAAGCAGGATGCGTCCGCGAGTCCGTAGTCAAATGCTACGATACGCTTCCAATTGCGCGGAATATCATACGGTTCTATGAAATATTGCTGCGCGCTCGGATATACCAAGCCGTCGCTGTACCTGAATGAACCGTATATGTACCTATCTACCCACCACTTTGCGTGGTTTTTGACCTGCATAGCTATGAAGTCTTTAGGCAAGTACGCATTCGCAGACGTTGCAGTGATGTGCGTAGAGATGATCGGGTCCTTTTCGTCGGGATTCTGATAGTAAACGTCGCGTACTTCTCCGTAAGTGTGTATTTCATCGGAGTAGTTCAGCACTGAATTCTTGATCCATCCTGCAGAAGGGTTGGATTCTATAATACCTGTACGCCAATCGTACGCTATCTTAGGGACTTCAACGCCGCTTTCGGTGCGTTCGTATACGATGTTGCCGTCCTCATCTACTTCAGGTACTGTTGCTGCAGGGTTACGAAGTCTAGTCTTTAACTGTGTGTATGCTTCTTCCTTAACCTCTGACGCCTCAAGGATCAACCACATTGACAGGTTGTATGAACGCAGCTTGCCAGGGTCATCGTAAGGTCTGTACATAACGCGGTGGCCGTTTATGAAGTCCGCATAGCTTTTCTGCGTGCTGTACGCCGAGTAGAATGCCTTGGGGAAGTCCGCTTCAAACTCACGTTTGATGGTCTGTTCGTACTGGCTGGTTACATTCGCGCCTATCAGAGTAGCTCCCGCAGGAGTAATGAGGATAGTTTTCTCGAGCTCCATGCGGGAGGTGGTCGTTTTTCCTGAACCGTACCCACCGAAGTTGGCTTTAATATGGTGTGGGTCTTTGTGGAAGTTAGCCTGATAAGGCTGCGGTATGTATGTGTTTACATAAGTGTTGCAGTCAGGATTGGAGCATTCCAGCCAAAACTCAGATTCGTTAGATGTCCATGTTTCTGTCGGGCGAAGCTTCGCACCACAACGTGGACACTTATCGAAGGTGTGATTAGCTACATGTCGCAATCGTCTTCATCTCTTTCCAGCTCGTCTGCGAGCTCGTTAATGAGAGCGCAGAGCTCTCTGAGGATATCTACGATGTTCTGTTTCATGAGCCTTCTTTGACCTCGTTAAGTCTACCCTCGTTAATGATCCTGTTCTCAGCTTCGAGAATCGCCTGCGTGGTAAGTGTAGGATGCAGCTCACCTTCGGGATCGATGCGTTCCAGGGTAGAGGAGAACGCCATGTTGGTAATATCGAACAGAGCATCTCTGCACTGCTTCGTGACGCCTTCTATTTTGTCCTCGTGTGCAGCTACATCTTCTATGAGTTGTGCAGCAGCGCCTTCAATAGCAGTAAGTACTACCTGCAGGAACTGCTCGTAATTAAGGCCGGAAGTTTTTACTTCGACCTTACCGTCGTCGGTTACCTTGATATTAACATTGTGCATAATTTTTATACCTCCAGTTGCATAGTACCATAAAAGATGTTATACTGTCAAGTTTTAGGGTACCCCCTATGTTTATTTTTGTGCGTGTTTTTGTGGTGTTTTTATTTTTGTGTGATTTTTGTGGTTGTTTACTAGAAAGCAAAAATAAAATATATAGTATATACGATATAGGGTATAGGGTAAATATACAAATTTTAAACCCACCCCCTGTCGTAAGATACGTTCTTACGAACGTATGGATAGGAGGCATGCGTCCATCACTAATACAAATCCCAGTAGTTTAGTTTCCTTTAATGTATTAGTCTCTCTACAAACTAAATTAAACTATTAAACATTAAAGGAGAAAACTAAAATGACAAAATTCAAAGAGTATCTGAGAGCAAAGGGAATCAAGCTGGAGTGCGACTTTGAGGTGTTGCCTTACAATGGCATTTACGGTATAGCGACGTACGTTGTAGATGACGGTGTTGTAGCTGAGTACTATCATGAAAGTACTGGATCCAGATATCATGTATACGATAAGTATGGTGTGTACAGTTACTTCTTTGATAGTTGGGAGTTCTATGCTTACGTAGGAGATCCACACTGCGATCCTGAATTTACTTCCTGGATGTGTGACACATCCTGCAAGATCTCTTCTACGCTGTTTACTGTTGCAGTGGGCATGTACAATAATGACGAGAAAGTCAGGATTGCATTCAAGCACATGCGTGCAGGCATTATGGATGAAAAAGTGTTTTACAAGTGGCTTGTAAAGCAGTATTCAAAGCACATCAGAAGCGTCTAAGCGTATTGTTGAAGCGTATTATTAAGCTGAGTTAAGCTAAACCAATTAGAGAGACTAATATATTAAAGGGAACTAAATTACTGGGTACAAATTACAGTAGTGTTATTGAATATTGAAAGGAGATTAATTATGAGACACTACATCATTACCATCAGCAAGGACAACAAGGTCATTGCTAACTGCAGAATTGAGGCTGCGAACAAGGCTGGAGCTGCAGCACTTGTAACTGAATGCAAATTTGCAGAGGCTGGTTACAAGGTCATTGTATTTGCTGTTAAGAAGGATAAGACCAAGAAGGTCTGCACCAAGGAACAGCTGATTGCTGCTATAAAACAGAATACTGCTGCTGATAAGCCTATGCTTCCGACTAAGAAGGACTGTGCTCCTGCACCCAGGGATGGTTATGCAGGTAACACAGACCGTTCTGTAGACTACAAGGTCTATAGAGTAACTAAGAAGCAGCTTGATTATCTCACATACCTGCTTGCCAGGTACGGTGACTCCAGCAAGACCCCAAGACAGCTCACTCCTGCAGAAGTGAGCAAATCCATTAAGATCCTCAAGGAGCGCAGTATACATGATCCTGGACGTGGATACAATGCAACTGAAGAGCGTAAAGATCTGGTCAAGGATCAGTACCTTAAGAAGCTCTACGCGCTTATCAACGGTTAATTCAATTGTCAATGGGCAGGACACTAACCTGCCCATTGGTAAATTAAAAATTATTTGTATTAAAGGAGCTTAAAGCAATGACTAAGTTTAAAAAGTATCTGATGGCAAAGGGCATCACACTGTATGGTCAGCCGTACAATGAGTACGATTTTGAGATCAATACCTGTGCTGGTATTGAGACACAGACATGTGTAGAAATCATGGATGGCTGCATTGTAGTTGTGATCTACTCCAATATTGCTGATCCTGAATACGCAGTATACGATAGGTACGGCGAGCACGGTTGGTTTAACACCAATGGAGACATGTCTTGTGTAGAACGCTTTTGCTGTGATCCTGAGTACATTGACTTTCTGCGTGACATGGGTTACGACAATTCTGAATGGGCGCTTGATGTTATGCGGAACACGTACGAGGAGCACGCAAAAATTAGAGTCGCGTTCAAGCATATGAAAGCTGGTATCATGGATGCGAGAACATTCTATAAGCTGGCCCTTAGGTACCGTTTCTATTGATAACCGGTACCAAAGTCCTGAGCATGACACTAAACTGCTCACTGTCAAATAAAAAATTATTTATATTAAAGGAGAATACTAAAATGAAAACTATGGTATTTGAGGTTTATCCTGAGGATGACTACAGCTGCCCCACGCGATTTGTAAAGTATAATATACACTGTGATGCTGACATTGATGACCTTATTATCATGCTCAGCGAGCAGGGTTTCCACGTAGCTGATGTATACGATGCAGAAGACTTTGATTGATATCACAGTCCTGAGCAAGACGTTAAACTGCTCATCGCACATCCCAACAGATGTGGGTGCATACTGCTGTAACAGCATTTGCGTCGTCGCACACTATTATAACCAGCATGGAGCTGCTATTGTAAAATTATTCTAAAACCTTTGTGCAACATTACCAACACTTATGAACAAATTATGAATACTGAACAATATCGCATGATTTGTTCATTTTTTATACACTTCTGTCTTTCTGTCTATACTCACAACCTCCCATGCGACATAGAAAAAAGTGTAGCGATTTTGGACTATACCCCGATTTTTAAAATTTTGTATAAAAAACCTTAGTCATTTTTTATTAAAAAGTGTAGTGTTCATAGTTTGTTAATATATTTGTTTGTATACTTTTACTATATATACTTCATATATTTTATATATATTATATGTATATTTTATCTAAATAATACTTTAGTGATTTAAATTATTAAAGTATATATTAGATAAAATATAGTATATATAGTGTATATAGTATATATAGTTAAAATATTTGAAATAACGCTACACTTTTCTGAAAAAATGACTAAGAAAAAAAAATAAGAAATTAGAAAGTGCTGTTATGGTATTTCAAATTTTTTAAGTATCACTACACTTTTCCAAAAAAATGACTACGAAAAAAAAATCAAAAATAAAAAATACAGTTTAGGTATTTCAAATTTTTTAAGTATATGGAGGATTTGACATGTTTGCTTTTATTTTAACTATCTTTAAGTTCGTACTCAAGCTGTTTATAATATTCGTCGTTACGATGCTTCTACTGCTTGTGCAGTGGGACGCGCACAGTCCGTATTAAGTAGCCAAGGCTTACGCTGTAGCCAGTTTTAGCATGACACACCAGTCAAGGGTTCCGAAGTGCCCTTGACAGGCGTGTCTATATGCTAACTGTCCCCAGCGTTGCACCTTGACAACTTAATACTCCAGTCAGCTCACAGAAAAAATAAAATAATTGTCATTGACAATTAAATATTAAAGATTTAAAGGAGTAAAACATTATGAAGTACGTTAGAACATTCCGAGCATTCGACAGCAGAGAGATGGTGCATGCTTACGAGCACATCAGCAGTAAGCAGTTCAACTCCATCACCGTAGCTTTCGTACACGGTGCAAAGCTCAACGGTACCCGCTGGGAACGCGCAAGAGTTTGCTGGCAGTGGGAAATGGTAGACACCATGCCGAAAGCCTATATCCTTCGTGGTATGACCACAACCGATAAGGCTTACAACTTCGGTAAGGAACTCATAGATGCTTGCTACAAAGCAAACAGAGTTCCTTTTGAGCTTATGCAGGAGGCTTACAAGGCAGTATACAGACTGCTCAAGGCTGCGCACTGCAGAACCTACCACATGGACGAGAACGACAACTTCGTCAGCGACCTGCCCAACCCCACAATCTATCCTGAAGTCAGTGCAGAAGATTCCTGCCTCGGTATCATTCAGGATATCTGGGATCGCAACGAGAGCTGCAAGACTCCGTTCCAAAAAAATCTGGAGGCTGAATTCGGTGACGAAGGTGTGGAATTCTGCAAAAAAATGAAATCCTGGTTTGAGATGCCCGATGAGCTTCTCAGATTCTACTGCAGAGCTTTCCAGATTGAAGCACCTACTTGGTGGATATCAGCAAAGCCTGTAGCACAGACCTACATCAACAAAGATGACGAAAAGGTTACACTATACGCTATCTGCCCTGAAATCAGCGGTAGCTACAACGCAAGTTACTCCAGTGACTACGCAGGTAACCTTGACGAAAACGGCGACACTCAGAAGACAGCACCCTACACTCTTCTGAAAGACAGCAAACCTCAGAAACTCGCAATCGAGGACCGCAAAGTCCTCATTGACAGTGTAGACTACTTCCTCAGTCTGCCCATTGAGGAACAGAAGAACTTCCTCGCAGATAACTTCGAGTACACTAAAGACGGTGAACTCGTTGAAATATCCCCTGAAGAGCGTGAAGAGCGCGAGCTCGCAATGATTAAAGAAGCTATCCGACTCAACACTGCTCGACTCTACGCAGGCATCACAGGTTGACCTGCAAGCTGCGCTATCGGCTATACGGGCAAAGAAAAAATAAAAAGAATTCAAGTGAATCGAATAAATTAAAGATTCACAAATTTATAATTAAAGGAGAACACAGCAATGACAAATCTCAGAGACCTCATGAACAACACCTTCGCGGGCGAGATCGCAGAAGGCAAGCACACCGCAGTCGTAAAGAACTTCCAGTACGTAGAGAACGAATCCAATCCCGACAACTCCTACATCCTCATCACCTTCCTGATTGACGGCAAGAGAGACTACAAGCGCAACTTCTTCCTGCGCGATATGTCCATCCTCCTCAGCCACACCCGCCGTCAGCTCGGACGTGCAAACGAAGACATCGTTCCTGGTGTATATTTAAAAGAGCTCATCGACAACCAGACAGAGCTTGATATCTGGTTTGAGTATCCCACCGTTGCAACCCGCACCGGCCCCAAGCGCGTACAGAACATTGCCTGGCTCCCTCCTGTATCTGCAGAGGCAGATGAGACTCCTGACTTTGAACTGCCTCCCATGTAATAAAGAGCCCCTACGGGGGCTCTTTTTTTTCTGCGTCCAACAGAACTTGACACACTAATACGGCATATTGTATAATGTTGTTATCACTAGAAAGGAGCAAACAATGAAGGACAACGAATTCTGCATCGGGTGTGACTGCACCAACATCAACATTGATCTCTGCAAATCCTGCGCGAGCTATCAGAATGCACGCTACAAAGAAGCAAGCAGCTTCGCAGAAAAGACTGCATTCATAAACCTTATACTGGTTTGGACCTGCCTGGCCCTTATAGCAGCAGTTATAGGACTGATAGTATGAAGTGTCAGGCATGTCTAAGCGAGAACGCTTACTGCATAGACTCACGCGAAGTAAGCACTAATGCACGCCGCAGAAGATACAAATGTACAGACTGTGGACACAGGTTCTCAACAATTGAAGTAATAATTGACGGCAACTCTATTGAAGCTGTCAAAGACCTACCGAGCTTAATAGAAAGCACTAAAAAACTTCAAGACTACATAGCAATAGCTCAAACGGTTAAAAACCTCGGAGACTTAATCCGTTGCATTGAAAAGAAAGAACAGGAGAAGAGATGAAACTTTTATTACTTAATATAATGATTGCACTAAGTTTATGCCCTGCACCAGTAGCGCCGGATGTAAACACAGAAGGATTGCAAATCATTGAAATTGTAGAACCTGCACCCAAGCAGGAAACAGTAAAGATGGAAGTCCTAGCAACAGCATACTGTGGTTGCGTACAATGCTGTGGTAAATCAGACTGCATCACAGCCACTGGAACACGCGCAACAGAAGGACGCACAATAGCTGCAGACCCACGCGTAATCCCCTACGGCACACATGTTCTTATAGATGGACATGAATACATAGTAGAAGATTGCGGTGGCGCCATAAACGGCAATCGAATCGACATATACTTCGAATCTCATGCAGATGCTCTACAGTTCGGAGTGCAAACAGTAACAATAGAAATACTACAAGAGGAGGCAAGTAAATGAGTGAAAGACAAGAAAAGAAACGCAGATACAATCAGAACCTTGAGTACATAGCAGATTTCAACAAATGGCTCAATGAAGAGCCACCAATATTAAGATTTATATCGTGGCACAAGTGGAAGAAAACCAGACCAAAAAGGAGAGCTGAATGAACATCTTACACAAACTCGGTCTTTACAAAAGAGACGAACTCGATAGCATCTTAAAATGGGCAACAGAAGTCAGCTATGCAGCCGACAAAGTAATCGAAGAAGCAAAGAGCGTAAAAGAACGCTATAAAGCTATCTTCTCGATGTACAACGATATAGACACATACGCCCATGCTGTAAATGTACTCAAAGAACACTGCTATAATCAGAGTGATTGCACCAAATGCGTATTCCATGATGGCAAGTGTAAGTTAGCGCACACCCCGCCCTGTTGGTGGAAAATATAAAACACACGGAGGAAAATAATGTTTGTAAAAGTTCTCGAAGCACCTACCGAAGACGACTGGTTAAAGGTAAAGCAGCGTGCGCTTGTAACTGTAGGCAAAGATGCAAACACACCGCCTACAAAAGCATGGAAACATGCCATTCTTGAAGCAAGACACTCACCCATACGCAGACTCTGGTTCTCATTCTACATAGAGTGTCCGTACTGGGTATCTGTACATCTGTGCAGACACATCCACGCTCAACCGTATGTTCAGAGCCAGCGCAACGACAGACAATCACGCTATGACCGTGATAAAGCACAGCAGAACACCGAAGTAAAAATGATCTTGGATGTTAATGCAGAAGAGCTGATGGTCATCGCAAACAAACGCCTTTGCTCAAAAGCAGCTCCTGAAACCAGAAACCTGGTAGAGATGCTCTGCGCAATGGCAGTTAATCGCTGCCCTGAATTTGAAGACTTCTTGGTACCAATGTGTGTGTACCACGGAAATGTCTGTCATGAAATGTATCCTTGCGGAAGGTGTGATACAACACATGATTAAACTATTCAGTGTAGTAATTGTACTAGCAATTATCTACATACTCACACCAAAAAACACACCGCGCATATAAAGAAAAAGTAAAGCAAAGTAAGTGAGCATGAAAATGCTTAATATAAAATGGAGGTACAACCAATGAAAGTAGTAAAGTCCTAC